TTTGTGAATTAGTTCCAGTATTACTATACTTAGAAACACTTATATTTAGTTTAGGTTTTTCAATTTTTGCGTTTGGTGCATATAAATGTCTGTTGCAAGCCATGATAGCTAATCCAGAGCTTATTGTTGCATCAAATTTTGTTCTTTTTGTGATATCAAATCTAGCCCAATCATTAAGCGTTTTATTAAAATACATATCACCGTATTTCCCATCTTTTACGTTGCCAACGTGATTTTGTATATACATTTCAATTGCCGCCGCGTGAGCTTGTTTAATATCTTCACTTGAGTTTGGTATTCCACCTATTTCTTTTTCAGCAACAGATAATTTATTCCAAACTTTATCAGGTCTATTCATAGAATATCCCCTATAACCCCTTCTTCGTAAATAATATAATAATCGAGGTTTATTGTTTTCTGCTAATAATGGCATACCGTAAAACACTAGTGCCATTAACATATCTTCAAAAAATATATCTGCTGTCTGTGGTCTAGCTATGTATTCTAAAAAAAACGAACTAGATGGGGCGTCTTCCATAGAAAACTTTGTTAACCCGTGTAAAGCTCCTTTAGAACCTTTACCATCTACTGTTCCAGATATATCATAACTATCACATCCAAAAGCTCCCATATATTCGTTACCAGGATATTTAATACCGTTTTTTAATATAATTTTATTTTGTAAATGAACTGGTGGCATCCAACTTATATTAAATCTTCCTTTAGGATCTGGATAAAAAATAACTTGTGTATCTTTTATTCCGTTAACCCATTGAAAGTTTCCGGTTGATGTCCCTAAAGATCTACCTAGTTCTTCATTATAATCTATTTGTTCATATATTCTAACAAGATTAAAAATACTATTTAAAGACTCGTCTCTGAACGCGTGTTCCGTTGTTCTAGGAAATTGTCTATAAAATTCATTTAAAGCATCTTGATCGTTTTTTAACCCTTCAGCTTCATTATTCCAATGCTCTATAATTCCAATATCTATTAATTCACCGCTTGGATCTATAACATCTGTTTCTGGATTATCAAAAACTGGCATTCCATATTGATCTATAAAACCTTCATAGTTCCATTCCATAGGAATAAAAAGAGAATATAAACCTGATTTCGTTTGACCATTTCTGTTTCGCTGCGTAACGTCAGAAGCGTTATATAATTTTTTAAAGTTATCTCCCCCTTTATTTAAAGCATTGGATGTTGATCCCATCATACATTTACCAACTATTCTGCTACCTAATCTTAAACATGTCTTTGTTACTCTCCAGTTGTTTAATATATTATCTGGTCTCTCCCATTTACCACTTTCATCATGTACTAATAAGTTTAGTTTTTCTCCATCATAACTATTATCTCCTGTGTTTTTCCAATCGATAGTTGTATCTAAACCTTGTAGTTCTTCAAGCTTTTCATTACTTGTTATTTTTTTTCTAGTAAACTTACTAGCTGGCACTCTGTAAGCTAATTCTGTTTTTGGTCTATCCATACCATCTTGTATGGGCTTAAAGAAAAAAGGATAATTTACTGATATAGGTACCACTTTATCTGTAAACATTTTTTTAGCATCTGAACCTGTTTTAGATAATATACCATATCTAGCATCGCTTGATATAGTAGCAAGATTAACTGTTTCTGATGAAGACATAAAAGAAAATCCAGAACGTCTATTTTTTAAATAACATATACCATAACATCTTTTATCAGCTTTACAAGCTTCCCAAAAAATATAAAACAATCTATTAGCTTCTCTAAAGTCCGGAGCGCCTACATCAATTTTACTCCATTGTAAATACATATAATGCGTGCCCGTTAAGTATGTGGATTTACCATTATTGGTAAACCAAAAACCATTTTCTCTTCTTTTAAATTCTTGATCTATATAATCAAACCATTTGTCTTTAGCTTCTTCTGGGTATGATCTCCAATCAAATATATTTTTTAATTTAGCTAATTCTTTTGGTTGATCTGTTTTTACCCATTTATTTTTAGAATGCTTAAAGATCTCTTTAGGTTGTTTTGGTAAAGCTATCTTAAAACCTTGTATGTCATATATTTCACCTATTTGACCGGTTCTAGAAATAACAACTAAATCATGTTCTTTATTATAACCGTATTTCCATTTTCTTCCTTTATTAAGTCTACTTATAGTAGTCTTTTTTACGGGTTCTATTATTTGGTATAAAGTTTGTTCGTACATTATTTAGATCTTCCTTCCGCGAATCCTTTAAATACTTTTTCTTTTTTCTCTTCAGGTACTTTACCTTCTAATATATTTTCTTCTTCTTGGATTCTATTTAATATTTCAAACGCATCAAATATTGCCAGTTTTTTAGTAGCTGCTGCGTTTTTTAATCTATCAGCTGAGATATCATCATCAGAATCTACAATAGCCTCTTTGGCTACTTTAATTAATTCTTCAACAGCTTTATGTCCAGCTTGGATTATACGTTTCTTCGTTTCCTTGATATTCATATTTAATTGTTATAAAATTAGATAAAACTCGATATAACCTAACCCCGTCAATAATAAACTCATATTTTGAATTAGGTCTAAATCCTACAAGATCACCAACTTCTACAGTTCCGTCCGAATATTTAACTATACCTATTAATGGTTTTTCTACTTCTGTATTAAATTGATTTGTATCTTTTATAGGTTGAATAAAACAGTATCCTTTTGGTGTTGTCCATTTGTTATTTCTTTTATATAGAAATATTTGATCTTTCGTTATAAAATAAGTATTTTCGTCAAAATAACTTCTACTGTTTTTTTCTATGCCTTTAACGTTACGCCATCTCCTGAAAATATTATGGTGTACTACAACAGTGTCACCCGGTTTAATTTTTGTATCACCAATTATAGGGGTTGATACTACTATAGCTTCTCTATTTACATATTGATGATTAAATATCTCTGTGTTTATAACAAGTTCTTTATCACCAATCTTTTTAGTATTATTGTATCTTTGTCCTTTTGGCGTTACAACAAAGTTGTAAACACTTTTCATTAGTACTCTAAATTATACTCAACAGATACCGCCATGTTTTTATTAAAGTCTTTCCATGGTAATACGTCATTATTTTTTCTAATATAAACAGAAAACTTATCAACTTCTTCTATAATATCACAAATAGTATGCCCACCATACACTTCCTGACCAACAGAATAGTGCATAGCGTCATTTTTGTAGTCTTTGCCTACACTAATCTTTCTTATCAGTTTGCTCATCTTTATAGTTTATTGTTCCATCTTTGATATTAATATCAAAAGTACCATAATCTTTTTCAAATTCATTTTGTATATCTAAAAGTTTTTTTTGGTTTTCACTCATGCCATGTAGCATGTTGTGCTTCTGTGATTCAAGTCTACCTATTTGGTATTGTATTTGATTTATTTCACTAATAGTAGCTTGCAGTATTTGTAATTGTTCGTCTGTAATTTTTTCCGCCTTTGGTTTTAAGTCCACCACCTTTTCTTTTTTTGCCATTTTATTTAATTTAATTTAAGTTAATAATTTTTATGATATGCTCCATTTAGCTTTTAAATGTGCTGCTAACGTAATAACCTCAGCATCTGTTAAAGTTTTGTTGTAAATTCCTGTTTCGCCAATAACACCTTCAAAATCAGAACTACCACTAGAGAGAGCTCCAAACTCTTTAACTTGAAAGTTTGTGTCTGCTTGTGAAACAGGATTTGTTGATGTACAAATAAGAGCGCCATTTTTGTTAAAATAACGTATCAGACCACCATCTCCTGTAGATCCTCCATCCGCGCTTCTAGTTATAATTAAAATTTCTGGATTAGTAGTAAATGTATAACTAACATCACCATCACCACCATCAATCGCTGAACCTCCAGAAGCTTCTGTATTATCTGGTCTACAGTTTTGAGCAGCGTTAAGTGTTCCGCTAGCCGCTCCATTAAATCTTGTTTTTATATTTTTTTGATTAGTAAATCCAATCACATTAACTCCACTAGACACACCTGCAAATAAAGTATCCGCATCAGTTGAATCTCCATGATATACAATAAAAAAACTAAATGTCTGACTTGTTGTTATATAAGTGTTATCTAAGTTCATTCTATCTCCACCTGAACCAAAATGTAACGACCTTAATGATAACTCACTGTCGTTTATTTGTGGACGATTTGTCGTAATACCTTCGTCGTCTACTAAGTTGTAATTGCTCCCAGCTCCACCAGCGTTAGTAAAGCTCTCAACATCAGCTCCATCAGAACCTGACAAAGTAGAAAAATCATACCATATATCTAAATCTGATATACTAGCAGCTGTAAACGGCGACGAGGTAGGTGCTCCCCCTGCTAATGTACTTCCTAATCCTAACATTATATTCCGTAATAAATAATTATACCACTAGCAGTTACATCTGTGTTTTGAATAGACACCTCAGTCCATCTACCGTATATAGTAACTCCTTTTGGAAATTTAACTGTAGCAGCGACAGCAACACTTGTAACAGCATTATAACTACCAGCTTCTCCATCACCACCATTACCAAGATACTGAGTGCCTGATCCGAAATAAGCAGTATCATCAGGCCCACCATCAACTGAAGTGGATAAATCACTTTTACTCGTATCTGCAACCAACTTATCTAAATAAGTGTCATCTAAAAACGTTATTGCTATTATTACTTTGCCTCTTGGAGCAAAGACGTCTGTGCCGTGGGCAACGACGTGTCCACTACCCATTTGCCCCATTGTATAATCTACTACTTGACTATTTGATCCCATAATTTTATTTTTTTACTTTTTCAAGGCTACGTCCGCCAAAATAAGCCCCGATAACCGTTATTAATACTAATTGTAATAAGTCCACCCAGCTAGATTTAACATCAAATTGTAATACGCCAGCGTCGATAAATATTATCAATACTGTAGATATTACAAGAAATATTAAGGTTAGTGGGCGAATATTTTTTGAAAGCCATGAATCAGAATTCATATCCATAGACCATCTAGCGGTTACTTGTTTTTGCATTTCTGCTTCGTAACCCATTATCATATCTTTGATTTTTTGTTCAGCTGCTAACTTTTCTTCTTTAGTTGTAGTTAAGTTGTCTAAAACTCCACCTACACTTTTTACAAGTTCAGTAGCTCCAGCTGAAAATATTTTATTTAATACACTCATTTAATTATTTTTTTGCAAATTTTTCTAATCCACTTATACCGAAGCAACCTAGTACAACGAATACGAAAGAATCATATACAAATTCGTTGATTACTAAATCTTTACCTGTATAACCGGTAACAAGGTCTATTATCATTATTACACACATTATAGCGAATGCAACAAAACCGATAATAGACTTTTCGTTCCAGTCGTTATTATCTTTAAAAATCTTCATTTGTTGTTCTTAATTATTTGTGATAATATTAGCGTCCTGTTCCCAGGGTAAGGTTGAGTCTCCAGCTTCTTTCCATTCGCCAGTTTCTATGTCTTTTATCATATCTTTGCCACTAATTGTTTTTCTAGGGTAGCTATTTCCTTCATATGTTACATTATCGTCAGAATAAGACAACTTATTAGGAGAGATCTTCATAGCCGTCATGTGTATCATTTCGTGATTTAATGTTTGTTTAGCTTCACTACTATTAGGATCTATATTTTTATTTAGATATATAGTGCTAGGATCTTTATGGTGGTCAGGCGCGTTAGCTTCAGCTATGATATCTTTTGGTAAATTAGTTCTAATAACTTTAACACCTGGCACAGATAGTCCATCTTCATCTAATAAACCGTTTTTAAAAGATAATTTACTTTTAATCTCTCCACTAACAGCGTAAGGTTGTTTTGATGTTCCTAGTTTAAATCCCATTATATAAACTTTTTTGCTGTGATTGGGTTCCCAGTGAAAGGCTTCTGGCCTCTTTCTTCTAAATGTGCTTTGTATTGCTCTCTACTAACTTTTAACTCTTGTCCATCTTTAGTTGTTATAGTATAATCACCTTCTTTTAAGGGTGATTTAAATGGAAAAGTAGAGTGATCGTATCCTAATCTAAAAGCACTATCAGGTTTTTTTGAAAATTTTGGCATAATTTGTTTTTTATGATTATTATCTATCTTTATCTTTAATCATATCATCTATAGCTTTGTTATAGACTTTATCTGTATATGATTGGTTATTATAAAATTTACTTCTACTTGAAGTAGGAAGATCTTCTTCCCCTAAAAGTATTCTATATATTCTACTTATTACTTGAGAGCACTTGAACGATGTTTTGAATATAGAGTATTTTATAGTAGTTCTATTTCTATGTCTCCATGTTTCTATCCAACCTTGACTTCGTAATCTCTCCCATCTTTGTTTATCCCATGAGTATGTATATACTCCATTGATAAAATCGTTTCGTGTAAATCTTTCTTTACAATCTAAATAAATTAATAATTCTAAGTCTGCGTCTGTTAATCCATAAGTCTTACAGGCCCATTTTCTAACAAGCCTGTAATACTTTAGGATATTTAATTCACGCAGATCTTGCGCGGTTAATCTCATTTACTACGCGTCAGATCCAGCTGTAAATGCCATATTTGAAATAGCTCCTGTAAATCCATATGAATTGTTTGCAACTTCTCCA